CTTTGAAGGTCAAGGCGGCATTCTTCGATAATGTCTGTCAGCTCGGCATCAACATCTGTTGAGGTGTTACGCCGCACCGCTCGACGAATTTTAGTTAAATAAGTAGCAGCTACCGCCATTTTTTAACCCCCTATACAAAATAATAAATATTAACTTCTGTACCATTTAAGGCACTGTTTAAGTCGATAAGGTTCTTTGATAAAGTTGCCGCATCAGCTGTCAACGCTGCCGCTGTACCCTCAATGACACCATTTAAAGTGCAGTCGATGGGTTTTGGTCTATTTGCTGCCGTTGCCGACAATTTAAAAGGAATCCCTATCTTGTCACCCCATCCAACATTAATTGTTTCTGTTCCAGCCGCTGCAGGTAAATTGATTTTTGTTACGGTCTTAAATGCTTTGGTGCTTTCAACCGAAGATGCACCGTTTAAGGTTACCTCTTCGCTGATTACTACCCCATCGATGTCCGTGCCGTATACCGTCATCTTGCCTGCTTGCGTATTAGAACATACCGCCGTTAAACTTCGTGCATACGGCATAACATTCTCAAACACGATTACATCAGTCGCTTCTTCGGGCATTTCTACGGCCGCAAGCAATCCGTCAGCATCAGCGGCGGCAGCTTGAGCCGCAGTCAACTTCTGCCGCCCAACTCTCACAATCCCTGACACAGCAGTTAGTGTGTTTGTCTGTATTCCTGTTTGCCATCCATAACTCATTACATCACCGCCTTAAGGCAGGAAGTAGATGATTTCTACTTCGCTACCGTTTAGATTACTGCTTAAGTCGATGGTGTTCTTCTCTATTTCATCTGTATCTACGGATTGAGAAGGTGCCGTTGACTCTAATGTGCCGCCCAAGAACGCTTTACAGTAAGGTGCAACACTAAACATGAATGGGACGCCTAAAACCTCGCCATACCCAATAGACACGGTCGCACCTGTTCCATCATGGGAAGGTAGGTGCACTTTCGTAATGGTCTTAAAAGCTTTACTTCCTGCTTTTGTTGCCGCAGTATTGGCTGTAAAGGCAGGTAGTGTTTCGCTGATTTCTTGGTCGTCAATGTTCGTGCCGTAAATAGTCACAGACACCGCGCCGATGTCTGTCGCTGTTGTGCCTCCTGCTGTTGCGGTGATGTTGCAACATCTCGGCGGCTGGGTCAGATAAGGGAACACGTCAGGATAGATATACTCGCCATCGCCACCTTCACATTGGACATCGGTCATATCAGTTGTGCTACTTTCAGCAATCGCCGCCGTATCCCAGTTGTTTGCGGCGACGCAAACTACGCCGGATATGTCAATGCCATTGATTTTTCCTTCGGTGGCACCCTCGCCTGTCGGCGTAAGCCCGGCGATTGCGGCCGTAATTAATGCCGCAGTGTTTTTTGTTGCGTCTGCGTTGGCAAGTTTGATTGTAACCACACCTGTAGCATCCACTCCCGACACTGAAAGGGCATCAGACGTATTTGCATCAAGCACAAAACTAACATTGCCTACGGGCGTTGCGCCAAGCGTTGCCGGAAAATTAATTGTAAGCGTATCATCCTCTGCGGATGCCGCAACCAGTGTCGCATGACATGGAGCAGTAGTTGCTCTCGCAGGGAGCACAGCATCAATATCAGCGACACCAGCGTTTGCCGCATCAATTACAAGTCGAGCAACACGAACCTCTTGTAGCGGATAATATAAAGCATCAGTTTGAATTAAGCTCATGGTTTCGTCCCCCTTTCTGGACTACGCCAAGGTTGCTTCAGATTTTACGAACCCTGCAGGGTCTGCAACATCACAGTCGAAGATTGCACAGCCCAAAATATCATAAGCATTCTTAGCAATAACAAATCCGCTAGTGACATTAATGTCCTCAGCAAGATTACCAACAATCTTCTTAAAGTCGCCGAAAAAGATTTCACCGTCTGTCATGCTGTCGGAGAATATAACAGGATAGCCTAAAATTCTGTACTCGCCAGCATTACTATTCATAGCAATCGGGTATTTGGAATCATCTTTCAATTTGGCAATATGCTGCCAGTAGGTGCTATGTTTCATGCAGAATTTAGCCCTACGAGCATAGCCGCCACCGAGATAAGAGATTAATTCAATCATCTCGTCATAAGTCGGATTTGCAGCGCCCCAGTCAACACCGTTTGTCCCATCGCTCCAAGAATTTGCTAAATTGACACCCTTTGGTTGGCTGTCGCCAGTTCCGTAGAGGATATAAGATTCAATTTTGCTTGCAATATTTTCGGACAGAATGTCGGTAATATAATCTTCAAGCCCTGCAACACTGAAAATATTTGTAATTTTTGACATAGTTAAAAGTTTAGTAATTTCAAACCCGCCAAGGGAAATGTAGCTAAGAGTGTCATTTGCTGCAGTAATGGTAGCATTTTCGGTGTGTTTGTCTGCTGCATTATTTGTACCTTCAACCGCTACATTCACATTGCCGTTTACACGCAACAAGGTAATTTCATTTAACATCGGGGCAAGTACACGCATTTTTTTGACAATTTCGTTTTGGGTTTCGGTCGGTAATGCACCTGCAAAGTCAGTAGACGAGACATATCTTCGTTCTATATCGGTCATTGGCAGCCCCATCAAGTTTTTAAAAAAGCCGTTACGGTATTCATCAGATGAACGGAGTTCTTGTCTGGTCAGTTTTTCGGGTTCTAAAGTTTTAGCAATATGTATTCTTTTGTCAATGGTCAATATATCAGGTTTTTTATTATCGTTAATTTCCAAAGCGGTTCGCTTCCTTTCTTCTATTTCTTCAAGTTCAACTTTTCTTTCTAAGAGTTCTGTTTTTTCTTTCTCTAATGCGTCAAGGGTTTCCATTGCTTCTGCTGCACGCACCTCAACGTCAACTTCGGTAAGCCTTGCATTAATTTCTTTTAAAGTTTTCATTTTTTGCCTCCAATTATTAAAATTTTACGCCTCTTTAAATCAAGTGCCTTACGTGCCTCCACACGTTCTTTTTCGGCCTCCGCCTCAAAGAATGACCTTGCTTGAATTGACGTTGTATCATAAGCAGGAATATCAACGGCAGCAACATCATAAAGTCGTTTAATTCCTGTTATGCGTCTGGTGTGGGTTTTTTTGTCATATTCCTCGTTGGAAACAGTAAAGGCGAATGACATTTTATCAATGTACCCGCCTTTTATTTCTTCGTATAGTTTTCTAGCTTCGTCCGTTCCGCTTAAATCTGCCACAATATGTAGCCCTACATCGTCAACCCTAATTTCCAAAGTCCCGTTTTTTGTTCTGGCAACGGGTTTCCCCTGGTGGTTATAATTGAGCACCACATCGGCCATCTGTGCGGCATTAAAAGCGGTACGGTCAATAACTTCCTTGTATTGGATGCCGTCATATTCATACATAACCGTCTCTTGATTGAATATTGCTGCATAGCCCTCAACTTTGCTTTCGGTTTCGGACAGCCTCACCTCAAACGGTCTGTAAAATCTGTCTTTAGTTATCATCTTCATCCTCCGTTTCTTCTCCCATTTGTGGGTTTTGCCAGCTCATGGGTTTGTCCCCCCAGGGAACGGGAGCAAGGTTTAGTACCTCTCTAACCTCATTTGGTGTCATAATTGTACGGTCTACAAGCGTTGTTAAAGCCAATTTATTTGCTGTGCTCATATTCTGCATACGATTAGATTCAAATACAATTTCGTTTTCAAACCCTCTTTCACGATTTGAGAAAATTTTGTTTGTCAACTCTAAGCCAAGAGCAATTAAAACAGGCTCAATTTTCGATTCATAAAACGCCTCCCAGCTATCACCGGAAAGCTTTGACAAAACAGCATCTTCGTTTACCCCAAAATAACGGTAAATGTTATTTCGTAGTTCTTCCACATTCTTGTAACTAGCAATAACAGGCTCCATTTTAATCGGCATAAAGTCTTGATATGCGTCTAACGCAGCAACACCGCTTGTATTCGTCAGCGTCATATAGTCATTGACAAACACATCACGGGAAGCCTTTATATCTTCAGGTTTCAAACCAGCCTTTGTATTTTTTAATAGGCCACGCATATTTGCTGTTGCTTTAATTGCGTTTGCCATGCCCTCATTGGTAGTGTTTAACAAGTCAAGGCTTGTTAAAATTGAACTGTTTGAATCGCCCCAAATATCGGAGGTGTTATAGTCTTTTCTTAGAACAGCTAAATCTTCCCAGGAGTGAGTCATTGTCATTCCATTTGAAAAATGAAACTTAATATATAACCCACCCGCAAACTCCACCGCTTCAAGCTGTGTGGCTGTTGGCATTGGATATAAACCAACACATTTTCCAAAATCATCTCGCATTATGTAAATAAAAACGACGTTGTTTATCTCTAACAACGTCCGCACCTTATAAAGAAAATCCTTGCCGTTCATGTAAATGTTTGGCCTATACTGTATCATTCGTTGGAGTTTCTTGTCACCTTCTACCCCATCCCTTAGCACCTTAACATTTGCCTTGCTTGTATGTTCGGCAAGCGTTCTGATGCAAGCCCTCACCACTTCGTTGGCGTATATATCGCTTCCGAAAGAAGAAAACCTTGCTGTGTAGCCGCCGATTTCCCTCCAAGCAGAGGTGACATAGTTTTTAACGCCTCCGAAAATTGCTTTTATTGCACTTCTAAAATTCAAAATTTATCACCCCTTATCTTAAAAAGCGAGTATATACATCTTCATGGTTGCAATAACTAACAAAAGCATTTAACAAAGAAACAAGTCCATCTATCCTTTTTGTTGCTCCTGTCTTAACAGGTTGAATTGAGTTAACGCCGTCTTTGTTCGTTGTTTTTAGTCCCGTGTTCAAAACACACCATCTAAGCATTGGATTATTATTGCTAATTATTTTGTGTTCCTCGAATAACCCCCTAAGCCGCTTCATGGGGTAACTCCAAGTGAAAGGCCCTTGTGCGATTTTCTCCATTTCATAGCCGTTGCTTGTCATTTCTTCCTGCCAATACCCCGCCAAAGCCCTGTCATACGCCACCCACAAAGAATTAATTTTGTGTTTATCTTGCATCTCATTAAACCATTCTGTTACGGCGTGATAGTCAACCGTTGCACCGTCACAAATATGCAACCAGCCCTGTTCTGCCCATAATCTATATGGTGCTTCTCTACTTGAATTATTTTCCACATCATCAACCCTTGACTGTGGCAGGAAATATTTTTGCAGGATATAAAAATTATCATCGTTCGGCTTGCGAATTAATAAAGTTGCACAAGTTAAGTCTGTTGTGCTTGAAAGGTCACAGCCTCCAATTGCGTATGTGTCATAAACCGTGTCCATATCGAACATGGTTTCGTTTACCGCTGCCTCATAAGTCAACCATGCAGCATTACTGTTTTGGGGTAGGCAAAAATCTTTTATTAATAATGTCGGTAAAAACGCTGGGTCACGCTTTGCTTTTTCTACATTGTCAGCCAGCATTGTATAAGATTTGATTTTCCCCAGTCCTGGATTAGCCTTCGCCCAACACTCTGGCCTTGTCCATTCTTCTCTGCTGTCTAATTCGTAAACCAACGGCAATAGCCTATAATCCTCAAAACCACGCTCCCATAAAGCAACCTTTGAACAGTAATCATATTTATCATCGAAAAACATTTCCCTAACATATCCATTAGTAGAAATTAACCATGCTAAAGGTTGTTCTCTCGCCGCCTGTGATTGAATCATTACGTCATAGACCTTTGAATCTCTTGCTTCGTGAAATTCATCAAGCGAAAAGAAATGAGCATTTAGACCATCCATTGTTTTCGTGTCTGCCGCTAAAGCTTGCAGCTTTGAAAATGTCACAGGAAAATAAATGTCAGATTGCCGCTTTTTGGTAACAGACCGCAAGGCTGGTGATTGTGCCCTCATGTTCACAGCTTCGTTGAATATTAATTTACTCTGGTCTAATTTATTTGCCGTGCAGTATATTTCTGCTCCACTTTCCCCATCAGCAGTTAAACAAAACCACTCAACCGCTGCCGTCTCGCTTGATTTGCCGCATTTTCTCCCCCTTATGTCAACAACTTCTCTAAATCGCCGTTTGCCTGTGTCTTTTTCGAGCCAGCCAAAAACAAGTTGTAGTTTAGCCTTTTGAAACAACTCTAACTTAAAAGGTTGACGCCCCCATTTGCCTTTTGAGTGTTTACAAAAAGTTTCAACGAAGTCAATCGGCCTTTGCCCTACTTCTTCGTCAAAATAAAAAGGGGAGTCTGCTGAATTATCCATCCAAGCAACTTCTCTTTGATATACAGTCTTGACTTTTAAAGAAACAACCTCATCACCGTTTTCGATAGCCTTTAAATATTCTTTAGGCCAGTTCATTTTTTGCCACCAGCCACAAAGGTCATTAATTCCTCGGCTGAATTGTTTGTTTCGTTGGCAGGGAGGCGGTCACAAAGAATTTTAATAATGCTTTGATAGTTTTTATCTCTAGCATTAAAAATCCTTGCTACTGGCCGCTCACGTTCGTATGGTGCAAGGTCTTTACTTTGGCTGAATTGTTCAACATCACCATTAGCACAAATATCTTCCCACATATCATCAAGTGATATTCTTAACCTGGCGGCCTGGTGAATTAAACCATCAACCACCGCCAAATCGTTTTTTGGTAAATCTTTATATAATTTTTTAAGTCTTGCTATTTCTTTTAAAACTCTTGCATCTTTGGTTAAATCTGCCATTTTATCACCTCTTTAAGTAGGGGGTCACGTGTGAGCCAGTCAGTATTAGAGATGATTGCGCTCGGTTCTTTGACACCCAACTTTAAATCTTTTTTAAGGGGGGGCTCTCTTTTTTATTATCTCTTTACTACTTGACCATCATCATCAAAATAAAATCCCTCTTGTATATCTCCTGTATATCCTTTAGTAATCTTTGTATGGCAATCATGACATAAGCTTATAAGATTGTTAGGGTTTAATGCTATATTTACATCACTTATATTCTCTGGTGTTAGCTCTATAATGTGGTGTACTTCTTCTGCTCTTGCGTAACAATAAGCACAAGTATATAAGTCACGCCTTAATACTTCCTTCCTTACTGTTCGCCAGGCTTTGCTTTTATAAAAGCTTTGTGCATACTCTTTTGCCATGTTATCCCCTCAATGAAATAAGTCCACCCTATACGCCCGCACTTGTCGCAAGGTTCTTTTGTTTTAACCGTATAATCTCGCTTTGGATTATATCCTGCTTCTTTGTAGTCGTTAGCACACCGCCAACATAATACCCTTTGCTCTGTCATTGAATTATCCTCACAAAACAGCTCTCACACATAACTCCAATAATACCCCCGTGATTTATGACCGCGTTTGACACTATTTCTTATTGCGTCCTTATTTCCCCCAACAGCCTCAGCAGCAGCCAACAATCCGTGCCATACCGCAATCACGCAATTATTTTCGTCTTTCTGTGCAACGTGCTTTCTGTTTTTACAGGCTATTTCATCATAGTTATGATTATGCGCTGCACGCTCTAAGCCCGTTCCGTAGTGTCTGTTGTACATATTTGTACACCATTCGAGGTTGTCAATGTTGTTGTTGTTTTTGTTTTCGTCTTTATGGTTTACTTGTGGCAAGTTATTCGGGTTCTTTATGAACGCTTCAGCAACAACCCTATGCAATAATTTATACTCTTGCTTTCCGTCTTTCGATAGGCTTATCTGTATATATCCTCGGTTGTTTTGTTTTGTGGCTTTTATCCTCGGGCTGACAACTTGCCCCCGAGCGTTTACGCGCTCAAGACTTGCAACACGCCCCAAGCTGCTTACCTTATAAATCCCTTCATATCCCACAACATCTTTCCAAATTTCCATTATCGCACCTCCTGTACGCTCCAAGAACAACACAAAGAAAGAGCGGTGGAGTTCCGCTCTTGTTGTGTAGCTATCACTATTCTTTGTGCGCCCTGCTTAGTCCCTAAAATATTCACCGCCCATAGGCACCCAAATTGCATAACTCGAATTAAAAACAATTCCACAACCCAATAGCGGCCTAAATTTATCTTTCTTGTTGTATGCAAACGCATAAGCCCCTATATCAATTCCACAACCTACATTCATGCCGAACATTAGTCTTCTCTTGTTTGCAACGGGCCAAACCCCGGCGAACGAATGTCCGTGTCCCATAACGACACTCATCTGTTCATTTAATGCCGCTTGCTTCGCACCATATTGCCCGTTGTATGCCGACCCATGTATATATAAAACATCGTCAATAATTAAGAAGTTTTCGTACTCGTCGTAAATATTCCAACCTTTGGGAAGCCCATAAATATCTTTAAACCCCTTTATAATCTCGGAGTCTATCCCAAATTCTTCTGCCCTGTCTATGTATCTAGTATCATGGTTACCTAAAATTACATTAGCTTTAGGGAACGCCTCGCAATACTTGCTTATTCGCTCCCTTGCCATTTCTTTTTCTTGCTTTGGGTTCATGGCTAACGGCTTTTTAATAAAGCGACTATATGAGTAATGGTCGAACAAGTCCCCAACAAAAACCTTGCGTCCTACGCCAAATAATTTAAACGTGTCTTGTAAAAACCTTAAATAACTTGGATGGTCAAACGGAGCATGTATATCGCCAATCACGCCAACAGGTTTCGTGTTCTTCTCGGAGTGGTATCTGTCGCTATACCTCAACGCTCGCCTCACCTTTTCAAGCACTTGCGTTTCGCTTAATTCAGGGAAAAAAGGCTGCATTTGTTTTGCAAGCTCTGTCCATGAGAGTCCTTCATCAAACTTCATCCGCTCTGCTTCGCTTTGCCAGTCCAACCTTACACCTCCCTTGTTATGTTGCAACGCACCCCACCATGCTTATATTCCGCAACATACAAACCCGCCCAAAAGAAAAACCCGCCAGCGGTTTGCTAGCAGGTATATTCTTTCACGATATCAGTGTAACATAATTTATAGGGCGATTTGTGCCATTTTTGTGTCATTCTATAGATTAATTAATCCCATCTCTAACGCTATCCTACAAAGCACATTGTTTATTTTGCGATATGCTGTGCGCCTTGACACATTTGCTTTTATGCTAGCTCCCTCTATTGTGTATATCCTTCGCCAATAAACCAAATCAATTAACTGTTTGTCAGTTTCGTCACACCTGCTTAATGCTACTTCAACGGCCTTAATGCTGCGTTCCATAGATAGTATGTACGGGTTCGTTGCAAGTTTTATAGCCGTCTTTTCTGTTAGATTGCTCGTTGTCCCACTGCTACACCCCGCGGTTAGGGAATAATTGCTGGTTGTTGAAGGTATAAGGTCTTTTTTGTGTTGTTCTAGCTGTTTTTTATCCTCGTGGTAATGCTCAAGCTGCCATTCTACATAACCTTTAATTTTTGGATTAAGCGAAAAACGCCCCACTAGACCACCGCCTTATTCTTGTTCGCTAACTTCCTTTCTAGTAACAATCGTTTATAAACTCTCTCGGGTGATATGTTTGTCCCATCCAAACAACCAAAACAATCTTTTTTAAAAAAGTATTCCAATTCCCTAAAATTACAAACCCTGTTTTCTATCCTGTTGCCGCTGCACAAATCTCGCCAATCATCAACTGCTTGTCTTACTATTGCCAAAGCAAGGTTATTGAATGCTGTCCTTTCAACGGTGTCCACTATGTCTAATCACCCCACTTTTTATAAAGCTCTATCCAATCTTCCAACCTCATAATTACCAGCCAGTCACTATTATTCTTTCTATAAAAGACCGCTGGCATATCCCCTTTGCTATCACTTATAGCTTGTGCCATAGCGTCATACAAGCTTAGTCGTTCAGTTCTCTTAACTTCGATATGTACGCCAGGAAGGCCAACCACATCAGCATCACCATTTGCACCGCAGTATTGTACCGAACGGCGGGTATCGTATCCGTATTCACGAAGCTTTTTAGCAAGCTCACGTTCTCCAACCTTGCCCT